AACATATATTGTGCGGCAATATCTGATGGCATAGCCTTTGATTTCCAAGCTTGGATAACCGCACGAGAAAATCTTTGTTGATCGAGAGGACTAAACTTCCCTAAGTTCTCCATTACTTTAATCATCTCTGCTGTTGCAGTCTTTGGAGATTCATCTAACATGGAAGCAACTCTCTTAGCTTCTGACCAGACAAAATCTTTCATAGCTTTTTTATATTTAAAAGCGTCTGTCTTCATTTCCCTAGCAGAAACATCAATACCAGGGACAACTCCAATAAATTGTTGCATCCTATCCATAAAGGAAGGATCTAATCTCCCGTTAATTGCTGGCAAGAAGGACTTTAAAATATTCTTTGGACCAGTAACTTCTTTAAGAGCCCCCTCAGATAGTTCTTTAGCAACGGTTACTGTATTAAATTCTTCACTATTCCATAAGGCTATAAGATGATTATGAGATTGGACAGTACCATTAACTAGGCCTATAAGGGTATTCAATCCTGGTCCTCTGATATCCTCATAAGATAACCCATCAATAAAATTTGTAGCCAAGTGGGCAGTACCAGCACGAGTAGCAAAGTTAATCTTTCCGCCAGTACCCGCTGTAACAGTGCCGTCTGTGATTTGTCTTTGTAAGAAAGTTGTTACTTCTGGACTTGCCCCCATCTCCCCCATTTCATTTTGAACTGTCTCTAATAGATACCTCTTTGTAGCTCCGATAGCCTCTGGATGCCCTGTTTCAGAAGCAATAATTTCTCCAATAGCAGCCAAGTCCCAAAATCCTGGGATACCTTTAAGACCAAATGCTCCAGCCCATGCTGCATATACAGCAGCTTTCTGGCCAATAGTTTTATCCTTCCCGAAAGGATTCATAAAACCAAGTTGATGCAGGGCAAAAGGAATGAACTGTGTAACTGCACTAGAGATTGGGCCACGACTCATTGCTGCTTGATTAAACTTACTAAAGTTACCAGCAGTTCCTTCTGCCCGCATAGTAACTAATGCTAAGAACTTATCACTATCAATATCTTTAGAAGAAAATCCTTTGACCTTTGCAGCTTTTATTTCTTTAATAAGATTCCTTCGTTCGGCAAACCAAACTAGTCCTTTACCAACTCCTTCCCCTCCCCTCACAGGACTAAAACCAGCTCGTATAACGGCCCCTGGGATATTCTTTGCAGTCTGTTTAAAGGAAGAAAGATTAGACATTAATCTATCTGCATAGTCTACAGTCATCCCAGTATTATACCCTGATCTCTGGATAAGAGCAAGAAGGTTATCTGCTTCTGGAGAAGAAGGAAGACCTAACTTCTTTCCTACCATTGCTTGGAGATAGGCATGATTAAAGTCAGAAAAAGCATCGGCCAATATCTTAGGATCTGTAGCAAAAAACTTAGCCCCATTCAAGAATGCTGTTTGCTGGACAATAAACTGTCCCAAGTTAAATAGTCCTAGCTTAGTAGTAGCTCCTAGGAATCTTAGCCCCTTTGACATACCATAGCGATTCATATTGATAAGATGATTATCTATAAAAGTTCCTACAAATTGTAGATTCTTGGTTCCATAAAACTTATCAGCCCTGTTCTCCCAATTAATCTTTAATTCAACTTCTTTTGCAGTAGGGATACTAAAGGCTCTTTTTAATTGCCCTTGCGCTTCAATAGCTTCTGTAGCTAAACTTCTAATGCGGGGAGTAGTTCTAAGATACCTTGAAGGATCAATTAGTTCATCCCAACTTTCTAGGCCCAAGGCTGTTCCATACTTCTCCATAAAAGTAGTTCTTACTTTATCATTCCAAGCATCAAAATTAATAAAGGAAGATACTTCTTTTATATATCTGGACATAGCAGCTTGTGTGGGTTCAAGGGCTGCTTCTTCCGCACCTTTAACAGCTTCCTTAATTGTAACTCCTGGTTTTTCTAAAGCCATTGAGATACTTCTAGCAGCTTTAAGTCTTTCTTCTCCTCTCTTTTTAAATGGAGTTTTCTTATTTAACCCAAAAGATTTAGCATACCGAGAGAGAGCATCTATCTCTTCATCACTAATACCGGCTTGTTTCATAGCAGATAAAAGAGAACTAAGTTCTTCTTCAGATAATTTACGAACAGTGCTAGTAAACTTTTTACTCATGGAGATATCTACAATATCAGTATCATCTTGCATACGATGAGCGATATAGGTAGCTTCTGGATCTCTGTCCATAAGATCTCTAGCAAGTTTTGAACCTTCGGTATAATCCCTAGCCCCTGCTACTTTGGAAACTTCATACTCCTTAGTTTCAAGATTCTTAAAGATCTTAGTAACAAAGAATTTCTTTTCAGTTTTCTTAATTCTGAAAGGAGAGAATCCTTTTCGTCTAGGAGCAAGAGAGATATTATCATTTAAGTCTTTTACTCTTTGAACTGCCTCTTCTGGAGAGAGAAATTTAAACTTAGCAGAAGCTTTAGGGTTATTAGTATCAATAATCTTCGCAGCAACCCAACCAGTCTCCTGCATTTCTTTAGACCAAGCTATCCCATCTATATCAGTCACACCAAATTCAAGAGGAGTCCCCTTCTTTGCTTTCTTAACTGCCCGAATAACGAAGCCATCATCAAGTTGCTTAAAACCTTGCTGCCTTGCGGTTGCCACTGCCACCTTATTAGCTACATTATAAAAGTAATCCATTAAGAAACGACCTTTATAATATCTAGAGATAATTTTATCAGTAGCAGGGAAGATTTCTTTAGTTTTGAGAGACTTTAATCCCCCCTCAACTACAGAGAAAGTTTCATTCAAATCAGTTCCCATTCGGAACAGGTCATCAAGATCACTTGCTTCTTCTTTACTTAGCTTTTTAAATACTTGACTATCAAGAATATCTTGACCTTGGTGAATCATTTGTCTTTTAAATCCCTCAAGACTGCTAGGGATTCTTACAAGCAGATCTCTAAGATCTCCAAAGTAAGCATCTGGTTGAAAGATTCTCTTCCCAAGACCAAGTTTACCTGCTTTAAATTTATCAACAGCCCGACCTAAGAGATTACCAAACTGAACAGAGTTATCTGATAGTCCAATAGAAATCTTAACTGTATCTGGAAATAGTTTATCTGCCGCTACAGAAGTATCATTGAAATACTTAAGAGCAATAGTCTCCTGAATCTCAAAGACATTTTTTAACATCGGTGAGAGATCTTCATTTGTTGCTAATTCCCTAATGCTAGGATCTATGGTATTAGGGATAATAGTATATGGAGTTAGTTCTCCAGTACCAAGAGCTTTCTGTGCAAGAGTACTTGCTCTTTCATCTCCCCTCAGTGCAGTAAGTGCTACCTTAGAAAGATGATCTATTGCTCCTTCATCAATATTTTCTCTGGCATTCCTAGCAGTAATTGCAGCGGGAGATTCACTTATAAAATCTGTCTTCGTTACCGACAACTCTCCAGATTCAAACTGGCGGATGATCTCCAGTATTTTATCTCCGGCAGTACTAGTAGGAGCTTTTTCTAAGCCAACTTTAAGATCCCTATAGATAGTATGATTATTCTTACTGAGACTTTGTAAAAAATATCCAAGGCCTTTTCGACTAGCTGTAAAGACTCCTTTAGATACAGAGGGTCCAAGCAATCCAGAGATAAGTTGAGAGATTGTGCCCCCACCAAGAGCATCAGCAGTAGTCATAAAACCAGCACCAATCCCACCCCAGAGAGCGTCAGTAACCATACCTTTAGTTACTGCTTTTACTCCTTGCTTAGAGATAAGAGATTTTATAGATTGGAGACCAGCTTTAGAAAGTAAAGCTGCACCAGTAAAAGTATATCGAGCTATAAATGCACCTGAAAAAAGATCTACAGCCAAGTCAATAAGATCATATTTCGGTTGCACTACCCCACTAACTCCTGCATATGCCTCATCAACTTCTTTCTGGCTGAGTCCTTTTGAATATAAAGCCATTTGTGTAGCGGATTCTTGAGCTGCTTTTACCTCTCCTTTATTCATTGCTCCCATAGCAATATCACCAAAAAAATAATCAGTGACGTGAGCAGAGGGACTTACTGTTGGAAGACTCCCCTCTTGTGCAACTAAAGAATAGCGAGAGATACCCTTAATACGTTCTTGGATAGCAAGAAGTTCTTTTCCTTTGTCCTCAGTAAGCTTTTCCTCCCCCGATATAATAGCTCTTGTAGTTTCTTCAAACTGAGTAACACCTTCAGAGATTCTCTTATTATCAAGACCAGTATATAGATTAGGAAGAATACTGGTTAGAAGGTCTCCTGACTTAGCAGATTCAATATTTTTACCTGCTTGATCTTCTTCATCAAAAGGAAAATCTATACTCTCATATTCTTTCTTTTGAAGATCTAGGGCTTGAACAGAATCCCATGCCGAATGTTGATTAAGTTCCTCTGCACCACGGACTGCTGCCTCAGAATTTTTCTTTTGAACTTCCCTTAGTTTTTGCATAGAAGTATCAAAATTAATCAAGGGATCTCTCTCTGTTTTACCCCCTGTTTTTTCACTAAGAGAAGTTAGTTTATCAAAAACAGATTCTTCTGCCATAATTATCCCTCGCCTTTTTCTACTTGACTTTTAATTTTTTCAAAAGCTTCTTTAATTCTTTCTGCATCTTCTGGTCTATTTTCTTTAAGAGAATCCCATTTAGGATCTTTAAACAGAGAATTCCCTAAGAAGAGGTAATAATCTCCACTGATATTACGGAGCGAACCCCTACTAGATTCTGGGCTAGATAAAACTGAAGTCATATCTGTAAGTTCATTAATAAGATTAATATAAACTTCTAAGTCATCCTCTGCCAACTCTCTTGTAGCTAGTTTTATTTGCTTTCCGCCCATATTAATATTAGAAATACGGTTAGAGATAGCAGGAAAAACTGCTCTTACTTGTGGATTTTTTGCTGCTGCCTCAAGAAAAAGAGAAGTTCCTATTAGGTTAGACATTAACCCAGGTTTCTCAGCAGCTAAGAGTTCTGCATCGGTCATTTCTCCTGCCAAAGCTGCTAGTCTTAACTCTGTTCTAATCTTTGCTCTTTCTAAAGCCTCTCTATCTTGTCTTGTTTGTAGTTTCTTTCGACCAATCAAAGAGTTTATTTCCATTTGGCTCTTAACAGATTCCAGATATCCTGCCTGCTCTTTCCAAAGTTCATTAGCACTACTAAATCCAGCAGATTGTAATGCAGGAAGATTATCAGAGTTAAAAATCCAATCTCTAAGTTGAGTTTCATAAGACTCATAAGTTACATTGGGGTCAACTTCGGTATTCTGTAAGAGTTTTAGACTTGTTCTTAGTAGAGGTTGAGATAGAGAATTAAATTCTGCAAGTAATTCAGCTTTATTCTCAGGGTATAGTGCTTTTCTTTTTGCTTCTGATAACTTTAAATTATTTGCATGAAAAGTTGCACCTTTATTTCTCATTGCAAACATCTCTGCTTTATAATTAAGAGAGAGATATGATTCTCTCATTCGTGCTGCTTCTTCAGGATTTGTTTCTGCTACTGTTGTTAGATGAGCAGCTATTTTTGCTGGGAGTGCAGCTACCAGAGCCTCAACAGAAGCATCTTCTTCGGTAACTCCAGGAGGAAGAATTTGTACAACTTCTCCATCCCACTGCCGAATAAAAGTCAAACCATCAGCAGTAAAATAATGTCCTTTCCCTATCTCAGAAGTGATATTATTTACTTGAGTATTGATATTAGACCAAAGTTTACTATTAATACCAGAGTCTTTTAATCTTCTATTAAGTTCAATAGAAGTAGCAATCTTTGCTTGACCAGCAGTATAGTCTTCTCCAACAAGATCAGCTTGTTCCTCTGCAAAACTTGTCATATTATCTACAAACTCAAGCATTCGTGTATTCTGATCTTCTTCTTGTACCAAAGCAAGTTTCTTTTCTTGAACTTTTCTTGCAGATTCAATAGCTGCTGCACCACCACCTTCAATAAGACTTTTCAAAAAGGAAGGCTTTGCTCTAGCAGGAGCAATACTTACACTTGGAGCAACTATATCAGGACCGGGTTTTATAACAACTCTGTTCGCCATATCATATTATCCTTTAAATGTCTTAAGTGCGTCTTGTCCAAGAGTACTTGTACCACTAGCCGTAGGAGTCATTACAGTAGAAGCAAAGGAACCAATTGCTTGACCAATAGCAGCACTTGCTGCTGCTTCTGTTTGTTCTCGTTGAAGACCAAACTGTTCGATCTGCAATTCAGTTTGTTCCTCAAGAATATCAAGTTGAGCCCCTACTCTAGTTTCTGCACCGATAATAGGAGCAGTAATTGCAGTACCAGCAAGACCACCAGTAGTAGCAAGAAGTTCTGCTTGTTTAATTCGTGCAGTTCTTTTAGCTCTAGCAGTTGCTAATCGTTGTTGAAGTCGGGCTTGTTCCTTTTGTTTCTTTTCTACTTTTTTTGCTTGTTTTTTCTGCTCAACTGCACCAACAACCCCTGCTACTGTAGATATTGCGGAAACTACTATTGCTGTAATTGCTGATGACATATTTTATCTCCTTCTAATTCTTCCACAAGTTTTCTAGTATCTCTATAATCAGTAGTAAGTTCTTCACCAAAAATACCTCCTGCCATCCCACAAATATCTTTAATAGCTATGAGGTAAAGATCTCCTTTAATATCGGCTATCATTTTAGAATTAGGATTATTAGAGTGGTTAGTATATCTACCAACGGGAGTACGATATCCATCTAATCTTGCAGGAGCAAGAATTTCTCCATTCTTAATCTTTCCAGTAGCAAAAATACCTTTCCCCTCTATTGGAGAATCTGCTATAGCAATCTTATAAGTTCCAAATGGTAGAGGAATCAAATCAATATCAATTTCTGATTGCTGCCTTACTTCTTCTTCTGTATATCCTAACTCATCAAGTATCTCTTTATACTCAAGTTGGTGGTTAGGATCTATATGATATGGATAAACAGGGGTAGACTTTTCTTTATCAAGAAATATTTCTTCAAGAACACTGATATCTTGTTCATTAGTCTCAAAGATATTAAACCATACTACATCCTCGAGGACATATCCAATCTTCTTTCCCGGTTGCCCAATAAATTCCATAGGTGCTACAAGTTCTTCAACTGAGCCATCTTCTTTCGGAACGAGAATCCTTCCCTTGAAAAAGATATTCTTATGTGCAGTCTTATGATAATGTCCTATAGCAAGTACTCCCGCAGCCATTTTCATTTCTCTAATGTAAGTACCCGGAAGGAAAGAATGAGTAACAGGACACTCAGCTTGAGGCTCTTTAAGCATTAACTCTTCTAACTTCTTAACTTTCTCCCCAAAGGGAATAGATAAATTATTTGAAAGAGTTTCTTTTACCATCTCATATTTCATAAACTTTAAGTCCTTCGTGAAGTTTGTACTACCATCTGCCAGCCATATAAGTAAAAAGGTTTATCTCCATCATTTTCAAATCGAAGTTGAATAGAGTTACCTCGGCCACGAACACGATGCTTATTCTTTACGACTTCTATCCCAGGACTACTCCCATCTTCATAAGAGATATTCCATCTATTTGGAAGATACGCTTGTTTTGCAGTGCCATATTTAAAACTCTTTGTATCAGTAGACCAATTCCAGATTGCTGTGAAGAGACAACCTCCTTCATTAGTATCTACTCCATTAGCATCAAGAGTATTATCCTCAACTCTCTTAAAGATAGTAGTAAGATATGGAACTTGTTTTTGATGGGAGATATCATTATAGATTTGCTGTGCAGTATCTATATAAGAATCATAAGTTTCAGCATCAGTAATATTGAGTGAAAAATCTTTACTTTCTGTTCCCTCAAGTCTACCAAATGCAAAGTTAAGAGTGTTGCCAGAAATCTTCATAAGGAGAAGAGTAGTTTTTAATATAGAAGATCCAGTGCCCGCAATACCAAAAGCTTCTACTAAGTTAGAAGATTCATCTTCTACTAAATCCCCACTATTACTAATCAGAGTAGAGAAAGAGAGAGAACTTCCTTGGATAATAAAAGCATCTCCTATAGAAACTCTAGTCCCGTTTTCATCCTCACTTAAAGAATATTTAGACCAAGCTTGTAACTTAATATCATAGATAAGAATATCTCTGCAATGCGTATTCTTACTATATTTATTTCTTTCTATATTCCAAGTCTGACTTGTAAAGTTAGTAAAGAAATAAACTTTCTTTTCTGAAAGATTTATTACTGCCTTTCCAACTGACTTATTATATAAAGGAATACTATTATAAAAAGAATCTATTTTTTCAGAAGAAAGACTTTTAGGAGCTGGTCTGCCAGAAATATCACTCTCCTCAATTACATAAACTCCATTAAGTCCAAAGTAGATAACCTTATCTCCGACAGAAGCAACAGTACTTTCTCCAGCAACTCCCTCTCCAGAAACTTTTATTACAGAAAAATCAGATGCTTTAAATTCTCCACCCCCACCACCACCAATATACCATACACCATTTGTAGCAAAAACAAGAAGACCACCAGAAAAAGATTCTAGTCTTAAAATCTCATCCGCATCTGAGATAATAAGTGTTCCTCCATCGGTATCAACTACGTCTGAATCTGTAAGATTATATGGATCTGCATATTGATACATTCTTGTATGATGTTCATTTTCGATTATAGTTTGTGAGAAATATACTGTATTATAGTCTTCATTAACTCCAGAAAGCCATAAACGACTAGAGGCTAATACGCCAGTACGCCAACCTTTATCTACACCACTAAATTCTAAGACTTTAACATTAGAAGTATACTCTGCGCTAAATCCCCAAGAAGGGTAATTACTATCTGTTGCACCATTTACTACCCAGAACTCTTCCCAATTTGAGCCAAGGCCAGGTCTATTAATATATGGCTCACCACTATCTCCAGTATTACTTTTTATACACTTGTAGTTTTTATCTCCATCATTTCTGTAATGATCTATCTCTGCTGCTCCAGAAAGTTCTCTGTAAAAAATCTCATCTGCGATAACTTGTAGACCCCCACTATCATTATAACTAATATAAAGGAGCTGAAAGTTCTTATTAACAAGGTAGATTCGGTTACGAGTTTTTAAAAACTGAGTCTTATAAAAAGACATTTCCCCACTACCATATGAAGAGATATCAACTTCAAAAATTGGCAAGTCGGTAAGCCCAAGAGAAATATAATTAGTATACTCATATAATTTAATTTTTGTGTTTACATGAATACCTACATACTTTGTAGTAACTCCTGTAGATTTTGTTAAGGAGAATACACCAACTGAAGGGACTTCATCATATAATTCATAACTTCCGGTTTCAGTAGCGTAATAATTTCCTGCTACATTAGTATCAATAAAGTCAATACCGGCTCGTCTTTCAATAGAACCATTATGATTCATCTTTACATTAAGCAAGTCTGTAGCGTCATTGGGTTCAATATTAACTACACTGGCTTCTGTGTTTAAACCACCAGAAAAATTAAAATATGTAACACTATTTCTCGCCATAATTACTTAGCCTTATTTCCAGATGATTTCTTTAGGATTACTTTTCTATTCTTATATTTTTCATAGGCACGTTCTGCATCAAGAGTTGTTAAAAATAAACCGGGAAGAGAAGCCCCCTTACTAACAACTACTTTAATACCTTGATCTTTATTTTTAAAATAAGGATAATCTTTAATAGTAAGTTCTTCCATAATCATCTCCATATGTAGAATCTTTTAAGTTAATTCTATTAGCCCATCGTTTAGCCTTACCAAGTCCTACAAGATATTTTCTTTGATAAATAGCAGCTCCTTGGATATCCCCCTTAAGAAGTCGAAATGTTTCTTCAAAAACTCCATCAAGTAATACAGTATGAAGACGGTCAGGCATATTGGGGATATCACTATCCGAAGTTAAGATAGCAGGTTTCTTTACAAAGCTACAGTTGGAAAGAGAAGAAGTAAGAGTACCGTCATAAGAATCAAATACAATAGTTTCTGAGTCATAGCTAGTCCAATAAGTAGGATCTTGATCGTTAATAGCACCAAGGCTATCCACATTAGAGAGGCTAACATCTCTCCCATCTAGTTTCTTTACCATATCTTCAGGAGAAAGATATTGGACATCCTTCTTATTATACCGAATAGAATTAAGATGAAGGATATTAGCAGGTAGCTTCATCTCATTATCAATAGCAGTTACTTCAAGAGTACCATATTCTTTAAGATGATCCCAAGGAAAGTCATCAAGAAGTCTATCATATACAGTATCGAGGATATCTTTTACTTGTTCGGATTCAACAGTGTCCGAGATGCTAGTTACATTATCAGAATCAATAGCGGATAATACTCTTTGTACAATCTGGATTACTGTTAGTTTGGCCATTATTATGTTGCTCCAAGAATATTAATATTAATATTATCAGTAGTAAAGGTACTAATTGTATCGATGTATCTTACAAGACGAAGTTGGTCATCTGTATCTAAGGAGACAACCGTTGTAAAACTCATAGCATCTGCTTCCCCATTTGCAAATTTACGAGAAGCATTACCCCCATTAATCAAAGTCCAATTACTACCGCTATCTGTACTTTTTTCAAGAGCTACCTTTAGAGTAACACCAACTCCTGTCGTAAGAGTAATACTAAAAGCAATCCCTACTTGAACAACAATAGTTTGATCGCCAGAGTAAGTAAAAACTTTAGTAGTATCATTCCAAGTAATATTACTAGAAGTAAGATCAGTTGAATAGTCTTGAGTGAAGATTAGTTTATCATCTTCCTCTCCAGAAACAATAGAGAAAGTTTGACTACCGGTTGTAGGATAAATCATACTATAGGTACGTTCCATCATCTCAGTAGGAGCTACCCAAGATCCAGCAGCAATTGCTCCTCTCTGATATACTTCAAATTCTGAGGCAGCGGTAATTCCTTTCGGTTCCATCGTAGTTTCAGTAGCGGCTGTGCTAGTAGCAATCTGTTTCCAGCTACCAGATCCAGCATTATCAGAGATATATGATTGACCTAGACCAGCAGCAACAACCCCCTTGGGTTCATGTAGGTCTGTACCAGTAAGGCCTGAATGTTTTACATTCGCCAAAAGAATTCTCCTTTAAAGAAAAGAAAGGGAAGGAGAGAACTATTTACTCTCCTTCCCCTATTTAAAATTACGCTACTTCAAAAACTAGTTCAATAGCAACAGCACCAGAACCTGTACCACCAGTCATACTAACAGCAATCAGATCACCTTTATCAACAACCAGATTAGCAGCAGTACCAGAGAGAGTAGCAGCAGCTACAGTGCCAGCAGTAAGGACAGGATCTGCATCATACAAAGTGGTGCCTAGCATAGCAGCAGCACTATTAGATACATTAGATGCAGACAAGGTATAAGTTTTAGTTGCATCCGAAGTTACCGCAGCTTGAGTATAGAAAGCTTTCAGCTTACTAGCAGAGGGGCAGATAAAGTACTCAATAGCTTCAGACGTATTAGCCTGAAAGCTCAGAGTAATGGGGGCAGCAGAACCGAAACCATAAGGACGTGCAGACGGATCTGGAACAGTAGTGACAATAGAAACTTCAGCCATTTGTATTTCTCCTCAATGAGTAATAATTAGTTATCAGCAATAAAGTCGAGAGCATCGACAATTTCTTGCAGAAGTTTTTGTAGATCTTGGGCATTCTTAGTACTAAAAGTACCAGAAGCAGACACTACCCCATCAGAAGGTTTATCTCCTGAATTGACAGCGTGACCAGTTATCCAACCAGTAAGTGGATCAAAAGCCATTAGGTATCCTCCTTATTTTTATGCAGTTAGAATAGTAACGAGGGACTCAGCACGGAACAGGCCAAGACCAAAGCGCATGGTAGCAGAATACTCATCACGCTTCTTACCTACATTACGATCAAACTCAATGTCAGGCATCTGACGAACAGCACCTTTGAAAGCTTCAGGGCCAAGGAACAAGTTACCTTTCAGAGAACCACCAGCAGCATGATCAAGAGCAGTAGCTTCGTCCAGCATATTCGACTCATAAAAGTCAAAGCCAAGATAAGTACCAATAAACTTCGTACCACCAAAACCTTCTTTGATAGTAGTATTGGCGCCATAAACATCTTGACGGATAACATTATCAATCTGAATTAACTGGTAAGAAACAGTCGGATCAATAATAGCTACACGACCCTGCTTAGAGACATTGGCTTTATCCAAAGACAGCTTAGCTTGAGCAACATCTTTCAGAGCAATCTTATTAGAACCACCAGTACCAACATAACGGTGAGCCTGACCATTAATGGTATTAGCATCATTGGTAGTTTGCTCTTTATGCAGTAAGAAGATATCATTCTCCAGACGTTCCATCAAACCACGAACAACAGCAGCAGGAAATTTACTCTGCAATTCTGCAACATAGAAACTATCCTGCTTCAACTTATCAGTGATGGCTACACCAAGCTGGTAATACTTATCAATAGTAAGAGTAAACTCACCAGTGGATATATCATCAAAGATAATATCAGCATTCTGGGTGTAGTTACGGGCAGCCAGAGAGCTAAAGGTTGGGAGATGAATCTCATTACCATCAGGGAAATCAGAAATCATATCAATAATCATAGTACCAAAGAGTTCTTCTTGCAATTCTTCCTGGACTTCTTTGGACCAGACATCAGTACGAATTAGATTACTCTGCGAAGTAGTAGTCGAAATAGACATTATTTATTCCTTTATTCGTTAAAGAAGTTATTATTTGTGGCTGCTGCCGAATGCAACAACTGTTGAAACTTATGACTCTTGTACAGTTTAGGATTTTCTTTCTTTACAGTCTTTGCTTTACTCCAAGTAAGTTCATTACCAGATACTTCAAATTCAGACACAGTTCGTTGTGTAGTAGTAGACGTATTGGGAGTGGTCGTAGATTTCTGGGCTTTAATAAACTTTACAAGCTCTTCAGGTTTATGAGAACCAAGCTGATTAATAATCTCTGCCCTTATTGTATCTTCTCCGATATAATCTTTAATAGCAAGTTTAGCAGAGTCTAGATCACCACCCATACTCTCAGCCAAAAGATCCCAAGACTTCTCTTGATTTTCTTTGATGACTTTAAGTTTATCAGCAGTGGCAGCTTCTTCCTCCTTCTCCTTTAAAATCCTAGCAACTGTGGCTTTTACATCTTCATCCCCATTCTCTTGTGTATTCGGTTTGATATCCTCTAATACGGTAGAGATAGTAGAGATGCCATCAGCTTCTTTATTAAGAAGTTCTAGAATATCTTCTACCTTCTTGGCAGAACTAATCTGTCCTTCCAAAGCATGCTTCTCAGTTTTCAAAGTATGTTTCTCAGTTTTCAAAGTCTCAATAAACTGATCTGCATGTACTGCCTTCTTTGCAAGAGCAATTGCTGCTTCTTCGGTAGTAGAATACTTCTTGCCTTCCCCAACAAGAGCCGAAAGATAATCTGTATTACTAGTCTGATTTGACTCCGATGCAGTATTATCTGTAGTTTGAGTGGCGGTCTGCTCACTCTCTCTAGTTTCCAGATTCTCCCCCAGAACGGTCGTTCCGGTATTCCCCTCACTACTCATATCTATTTATCCTCTTCTTGTAAGAATTTTATCCACCAAGTTATTTCATTGCTTTTCCCATCAAGAAAAGCTCTACGAAACTCATAGTTATTTTTATCGAAATCTTTTTCCCTAGGGATAGTATCAATCCAACGACTTTCTAAAATCCTTACTATGTATTTAATAAGGTTAGATCCATTCTCCACCTCTTTCTGGAGGTGTACTATCTCACTTTTAGAAAATAGTCTCGTGATAATATTAGTCTTAAAGTTCACTAGGAGTTCCTTCCTCTTCTCTACTTTCTCCTTCCCTCATTATACCAGGAGGTAATTCTTCTAGTTCTTCCTCCGCTCCTTCTACTCCTCCCATCGTCTGTTGCAATTGCTGCTGCATTTGTTGAGTTTCCATTTGAGTCATCATCTGCTCTCGTACAGCAATATTCTCTTCTACAAGACCATACTTCTCAAATCCAAGTTCTTCTTCAAATGCTTTAGCTGCTCTCATGCCAGAGAAATGGGGAGCCATAGTGGGATTTTGCATAATCATTTGGAAGTTCTGCATCTCTTGAACTCGTTTATTCCTTGCGGCAAAATGTTTAGCGCCTACCGCTCGAAAAACTCCATCAGCTACTACATCTTCTTTAGTTAACTTTGTAAGTTCAAGAGACTTAGTATCATCATTAAATACTCTTGCAATATCTGCTACATCAAGATTACGGATAGTCATCTCGAACATCATCTCTAAAGCTGGTTCGATTGCATGAGTTTCAAATCGGTTCAGTTTATCTTGAAACATCCTATCCGCACCCTGTTGTAATGCAGATACTTCAAAGGCTGTCTTCTCTCCAGGAGTACGAAATCCCATACTTTCTTTGGGACTGCCTGCCATTTGTTCCATATAATTGTGATAGATTGCGATCTGATTGTCTGCTTGAAGGACAGTAGCATCTGGCCGAAGAACCTCCACATCACCGTCAGGGGGAATAAAGTGTTGTACCCCCGGTCCCCACTGGAATCCTTCGGTCTGATCTCCTTTGATAATAACTACTGGATGAACAATCTGATCGAAAGTATCTGCCTTAAGATTCTCAAGGTGATCACATCGATATTGCATACCAACCAAGTTATCTAGAGGGCTTTGTCCGTAAAGATTATCTGGAAGGATACGCCAACCAGTATGAACAAAAGGTTTACGTCCATTCCAGGTAGGGTTATCTGTCATAGCAAGAGTAAAACTTCTATCTGCAATAATGACAACCTGATTCTTCTTTACTTCCCCAGTTTCTCTTATAAGGATATCTCCCCAATACTCCAGAATCTCTATATACTGAGAAGATAGATAATCTTCAAAAGACTGAAACCCATCAATCTGATATCCTTCCGACTTATAAAAGTCTAAGATATCATCAGAAGGACCAGACCTGAGTATCTTAACTTGATCAACTACAGATTCATTATATTGAATCTCAGGATTCTTCTCATTATGCTCAATGATATCTGCAATAGAGACAAATGATCTTTTAATAAAGATTGAGTCCTCAAAACTAGGTGCTCGTTTATCAATTACACAGTCTAACGGGCTAATACGAAATAACTTAGGACCAACAAAATTAACAATATCCTCTCCTGTACGAAGAGACTTTGTAGTACTTCGTTCCCAAGTAATACCACCAAAGCAGTTCCCATAAAGAATCCAATCATTCACCATCTGCTCAAGAGCTTTCCTAAATCCACCCATGCGGAGTTTAGTAGCCATGTATTGCTCAATAATATTTGCCTTTTGATGACTCTCTATATCCATACCTTCAAAACGAAACCAATCATCTGAGGGCATCAATGCTGCCATATAGAAGGAAGCAAGATTATCTCTAATCTGAGTTAATTTAGGAATGGTAGTCTTATTAGCCCAAGGACGACTTCCTACCTCAGTATCATTAGTGCTGGAAGCTGTAACATATCTACGAGCTTCCATCCCTTTTTGTAACCACTGAGTACGTTCAAAGTTTAATCTATCCCATGCCTCTATAACAACTTTAGCTGTATCATCACGAAGATCAGTTATTTCTATTGTAGACATATTTTAAGCTACCCCGCCATATAAAGGATGGTATTTAAGGTTAACAACTTTATTTCCAGCATTCCTATTCTTGCTGGGAGCTTTAGCAATTTCTACTACAGAGGCTAAAGCATCAGACACGTCATCATGAGGGGGCTTAGTAGATATAAGTTCATCTTCTAAAACCTGGCAGTTACCACCTCTATAATGAAGGATAGCTCCTGCTGCATAACGTGGCTCTAGGTTAGTCATAATACGAATCTCTTTATTTATAACCTGAGAGACTTTATCAATCGAGTAGTATACCCCCCTCGATCTATTGAACTCTTTAATCTGCTCTACTACAAGATTCTGTTGAGCATTACACTCAGCCCGAAGCCTAATCCACTTCCACTTATCATACAGACGTTCAAGCTCTTCCGCCATCATAGAGATCTTATCAGTCTTAAATCTAGCAATATCTAATACGTAGTAAGTATGATCTTCATCTATACCAATTACAGCAATAGCAGTATAGTCAGCCCTCTTTGTTATAGTAGCAGCAAAGTCAATAGCTGCATAGACAGAGAGTTGTTTATTATTGATTACCCAAGTATTGCTTCTTCGTGCAAGATGGGATCTATCATAATAATTAAACTCCGCAATACGTTTATTATGCGGATCAGAAGGGTCATTATAATACTGTGCAAAGAATTTAGCTTTGTCAAGGTAATCAGCCTTCTTCTTACTTAGCTCCGTCTTGTTAAACCCAAACCACTTACCGTCTTTACGTCTTGATCTCGGCCAGAGAAACTCCCCATCAACTTCTACTACTTCCTGGATAACCGTATATGCAGCGATTCTCTCTATTACGTCTCCAGTCTTATCATCATAAATATCTACCTCAGTATTTACAAGACTATCATATAAATCACTTGGGTGATATCGAGTACCTACTGCTTGGATAGTCCCTCCGGTATTCAAGATAGAAGAAAGATAGGAATACTTCCCCTTAATTTCTTCCCGTGAGGTCTTAGTTTCACTATTATCCCCAGTAACAAGATCGTCTAATTTAATATGATTAGCATGGAAACCAGTTATATTTCCTGTAATGCCTGCTGCCTTCAGGGTAGGATCTCGAATAACCTCTTCTTTCCTCTTCCAATGCCCTATATTAAACTCACTTGTTCTCCACAGTTCCCTCTTACCTGCCTCTTGTGGCAATAGTTCGGGCCAATACTTATGCACTATAGTTGAATCAAGAATAGTCTTAATAAGGCCAGTTTGTTTCTCTGCAAGATCTGCCGTAGCCGAAAGATAAACGATTGTAGTATCTGGTTCTCTCACTATCGTCCATGCAGTTTGGTATGCAAGGAGGGTTGACTTCAAATGCCCACGTGGAAAGATTACCAATTGCCTCTCCTCTCCCTCTTGCTGAAGGAAGTCAAGAAGATCATGATGGCAATGCCCAAGATGCAAATGAGGTGCAGTAAGGCCAACAAAAGCCTTAAGACTTGACATAGCCAAGTCCCTCAACTCAAGTTGCTTTGTAGTTAATCCTTTTGTGGAATAGAGAAGTCTTTTCCTACCCATCCTTTTCTTTCATTAATACTAGCAGGAGACCAGCTGCTGCTGATACTACCGCAATAATATTCGTACTTAGCTCAGGGGCAAGTTGCAAACCAGCAGCAGATGCTACTGCAAGAATGCCTGCATAAGTACTCTTCTCTTTCAGTCGTTTTAATATATACTTTAACATAATCATTTTCCTCCATTAATTACAGAGAGCATCCGCTTTTCTTCTTCTTTTGTTTCACTAACAGCTTGAGCTAATTCCTTCGCTGCTCTAGTTTTCTCTGCATTCGATGGGCGACCAGCAGTACCTACTCGCTTATCCCAACCACCTTCCGAAATAAACTTTGCAGCTTGGAGTGCCTTTGGGTCATCTCCTTTGGCAAGTTTAATAATCTTCTCTACTGATTCGCTACGAAGTTTAACTTCCAGTTCTTCTTTCCACTCGGCAATATAATTATTAAAAATCTTCCAATCATTTTTGAGTCGTTGCCACTCTCGCCATGAACCGCAAAGTTGGAGAGCAGGTTTATATTCAGTCATATCCTCAAGTTCAATAAAGACATCATGAAATTCTTCAATTTTATAAGTGCCATTCTCAAATAAAGCTCTGCTTGGAATACGACCCCTTCCTAGTTTTACTGGACCTTTAATCTTTCCCTGTGCCATATTTTTATATATCCTTATTAAGCAATCTTACCAATAAACTGTTGATGAGTTCCGTTAATATTATCTTCCTCATCGTAAGTATCAACTGTCACAGTAATCTCAGGCCAACTACCATCTAGCTCTCCTTCTGTATTAATTCCAAACCCTAACCCTGACCATTCTATACGGATTAATTCGGCATATTTATTCCCACCTTGTGTCTCAATATACTCCAATGCTTGTCCATAAGCAAGGCCAATGCGTGTACGGACATATCCTTGCAGAGGAGGCGTATTGACATAGCCGAGAAAGTCTTCCACTTGTTTAGCATCTGGTTTCCCTCCTTCACCAAACGTATCCAGTGCGTCTTGGGACAGCAGCGCCAAGGCCTGTTCGGGGTCTGCATCATAGGGCGCTTTGAGTTTCAAAACGGCGATTACATAGTCGCTCATAACGCCTCCATATAGACCCTGGGGTCGCTGTGCCAGAAGGTGCGGAGCATCTGGAAGTTCCCGGCGAAGTGACTACCTCCGTCCTTGCTGCCGATTTCATAGGTGGAGGCTATCGGCGCATCAGCCGTGTTGGCATTAGTCGCCCAACTAGACCATGCCCCCCATTCCAACCCTAGCCATACGCGAAGACGAAGTCCCATACCGTAGCTGCTAGACAAGTAGGCTTGGTATTGGAACGGCGTGTTGGAATGCGTGAGTTCAAGATTGTTAGCTGTATACAGCGTCCCACTGACACGCTTGCCAAGAGTAAAGCGGTTGTCAACGCCAGCCTCCTTACGCAAAAACAGCTCATTGGAGGCATCAGAACGCAGTCCAAACGGGTAACCGGAATCCTGAAACGCACTCGGTATCACCTGCCCCCAGATGCCGATATTATTCCCTCGCAGTACTCCGGCAGAGTTGCCAGAGAGAAGGGTGGCGGTTCGGGTTTGGGAAGTGGCAGAGTCATCCCCGATGATAATACTGGTGGCGAATGTGCCCTCTTCCAGTTGAGGGAGAATAAAATAGCAAACAGCTCCCGGCACAGAATAGTCAATAAGGCTAAGGCCATTTAATGTACTGATAGGAGTATATGTAGCTATAATTTCTTGGTATGAGGAAGTTAAAACTATAGCCTGTCGTTCTACTTCACCATTTCCACCACCTATATTTATTGTCCCTGTTCCTCTGACATATACTCTGTAACTGTGTTCATTGGTACTATTAGGGAGACCATCTATTAGCACTTTGGCCCACGTTTCGTTGCCACTATTATCCAGTTTATATACATTGCCATCACACAGATCGCCTAGCCCAGCAACGGCCAACTCCGTTACATCATCCACCACGGTTAGGGTCGCTGCTGCATCTCCGCTCTTGGCGATGTTCGTTATATCAGTAGGATTGGCCTTGACGCAGGTGACTTTATTCGTCCGTGCCGGTTCACTCAGGAATCTTTTGAACTCTTCTGGGTCGGCATCGGTGTAGAGTTTGGTGCCTCGTACCGGAGTGGAGGCATAGAGGTCGTTGCCTTGGATGTCAGTATCGAGCCATTGGGGGATTACTTCTTTAACGGATACGTTATCAATGGAGCCGGTAAATCCTACACTCAGGAGAGACAGCTTGGAACTTAGAGGAGTGAATAAAATAACCTGTGTTCCTATACCAGTACCAAACTGCGGTTGCTGGGAAGCTTCCCATAATCTAACTGCTCCTGCCGACCAGGATATCATTTCGATAGTTACTTGGTAGGTCTTCCCCACCGTGAAGATATTTTCCTGATAGAGACTATAACCCGTTTCGCCACTGCCAGAAGCAACGCCTGAACCAATTGTCCAGCCTATTCCCTTAGTCCAATCACTATCAGTATCAAACTCGCCATTAGTGACTAGCTCATTCCCGAGTATTGCTCCTTCAGCTACAATAGGAGCCCACCTTCCCCCAGTAATTGAAGATAAGTTAAGATAGCCCGGTTGTAATATACTATTATTATCAGCGGTGACATTAGGACCACCGGTAAAGGTAAAGTCGGAAATATCTATTCCATTAAAAAAGTCTCTGGCTATACCTAAAAATGCCTCTTCAGCGAGAGCTTCACCTAAAGAAGAATACCCTGCATCAATATACTTCTTCCGAAGAAGATCAGGGAGACTGCCAGTAGAAGAAGTTTCAACTTCTAGCCAAAGTTTAAACCTATCCTCTAAAGAACCAGCAGTATATCCTTGGTCAATAAGATAAAGAAGAAGACGATCTTCTAAGGCACCGATAGAAAATCCATCTGTCCCTAGACTATTAAAGAGTGCTTCTCTGTCTTCATATATAGGCATATACTTATTTCATTCCCATAGCTTTCATTTGTTTGGCTAGTTTCTTCTTACGCTTTTCAATAGCCTTTACAGCCTTACCTGAGTAACCACCAAAGATACTAGCAATTTTCTCAGCGGTAACTTTAGTCTTCTTCTTTGCCATAATATAAACTCTCCTCACATCTCAATTATAAGTCTCTTCGCAACATTCAAGTAATTCTGCTAATCGGCTATCATCAATAAGCCAGGTATGGCCTATATCACTCGGTGATAGGCGAGTAGATTCATCAACCTTCTCCAGTTTACTTCCTTCTAGAAGAACGATACTTCTGGAGCAACCGTTCAAGTTTACGATTAAGAAGGAAAGTATTGCCATTAGCAACAGCAGACCTAATCTTTTGTTTACATCGAAATTCATTAGGATATTTCTCCAACCACTTCAAGAAGAAAGTAATTATGTAAAGAATTTTATTAATCATTACCATTCCAGTATAGTTTCACCATATCTGTCTTTAAAGGATTACCGAAAGAAATACCTTCGTGCCGAAAGAAAAGATTCCGAAGGAAAAGCTAATCCTGCTAAGGATATACTTGTGGCGTTTTGTGTCCTTCCCTTTAAAACTCTGTAGGAGGAAGGTTTAAAGAAGTTTAAAGTTTCTTGAAAGTTTCCTACGTCAACTTCTTATAGTACTATTATAGCACGTTTCGAAGAAAATTGCAATAAGAAAATACACTATTCTTAAAAATAATTTTATTAGGGATAATTTATAAACTACGGGCGAGAGATTAAACTTCTACGGGCGAGCGAAGCGAGCCCTTTCTTTAAATGTCAAGGGAATTCCTTGGGAAAATAGAGATTAATTTACTCTCTTTGGGAGATGAGAATTTCTGTGAGATATTTTTGAGGAGCTACCATATATATATGCCTATAACCCCCACCCCCCTTGCGGCCCCCAAGAATATTTTATTTCTACGCACTGGGTAAATAATAATATTTTATTATTCCTCGGCTCATGAGAAATTCTACCACTATATCTTGTGGTATCCTATGGGATATACTACTATATCTTGTGGTATTAGGGGCGGAGCAATACCCCCAACAAATCCTTACTGTGTAACAAAGTAACACAATGTGTGTTATTATGTAATACTCTTAATAACTTGTATCATATTGACACACTGTATCATTTTGACACACTCTCTTCTTTCCTGCCCTCCTATATATAAAGATAAAAAGAATCCGAAATAATTTAAGATATCGGTTATTTAAAAAATAAAGCTTGACAACCTTTCTAGGTCTTGATATCGTTATAACCAAGAAAGCAGCACAACAAAGATGGAGAAGAAGGAGGACACACTTTGGAAATGCTAATCTTAGTTTGTATCATCTACTGGATACTCCTCAACACTGACGGTCTTTAAACACACAATGAAAGGAAACTTTATCATCATGTCACTTTTCTTCTGTATCATTGGCATTTACATGGGCATATTCGCTGGGGCAATGTGGTATTTACTTCCGGTCTTGAATTTTTAATTCCCTTAATTTTTAAAATATCCCGGTGCGGAATGTAACCCTTGACAATCTTAGGATGGCTTGGTAATATCTTTACACAACACAAACAAAAGGAGATACAACATGTATTTAGATAAAAGAGCTTGGTTTAAACCGGAGACTTTAAGCGTTTTCTACCATAAAGCCGAAGGGCGATATTATGTGACAGCGAGGAACCAAAATGACGGGTTTATCTATTCAAAAAGCTACCGGACCAAAACAGGGGCAACGAGGCTTTATAACAAGCTGAGAAACTAGACCTTGACTTTTCAAAAGTATGTTTCTTTGTCCTTGGTTCTAATTTCCTTTTAGACGGTGAATTCAGGAACATAACAAAAGGAGCATAGCGATGTTTGATGTATTCATCTCAAATGGATTTGAGATATCAATGTTAGTCGGGTTCGTATATTGTATTTTTTGTTCTCTCGGTATTGACAGGTAAAAATACTTTTGATAAAGTAAAGACAACTTAACAACAAAAGGTTCTAACGGTGAAAGGAGAGATCATGGAAACGGAATTTTTGAAAACTGTGCAGGTAAACGATGGGTATTCTGGAGATACAAAAACTATATATCTCTGTCTTGACTTGAGATCCGGTGTCACATTGGCAGTTCATCAATCTGGATGGTATAGGTTTAATTCACTCACCAGCTCAGTTCCTAAAAATTAATTTTTAAAAGACATACCATCCTATAGGGAAGAGATTTTCTTTCAAAACAGTACACTATTTATAAGGGCAAACCTTCAAATTTAACGATTCTCAACACAAGGAGATAGGAAATGTATCAAATATCCGAAGAGAGCAAATGCGGAAGCAAGTTGGAAGTGTGGGAAAATGGAGTTAGTGTTGCCAAGTTCTCCACCTACAAGGCGGCAAGGGATTTTGTGCAGGACATGATGACACTGGATGAAGACGATTGGTTTGGGGAGGAATAAATATGAACGCCTTTAAGCAATTTAAAACCGCTTGTTCTAAATTTAACATATTGGGTAAAATCGTTTTTTTCATTCCCTTGTGCTTCTTTTACGGCCTCGAAGCACTACTTGATTTAATCTTTGTGAAAAAGGAACACCGATAAAAATAATTCTTGACAAGATAAAGGAGGTCTGATAGGGTATAGACAACTCCAACACAGAAAGGAAAATTAAAATGAAAAACGTAAACCTTGTGAATCTTCGCAGTTTGCTCATGGCATCTGGTGGTACTTTCATCGGGATCACTTTCACCAAGAAAGATGGTAGTGTCCAAGGGAGTAAAAGGGACGGGGCATAAGATTTCTCTTGACAAACCATTTACTCGGATCTATGATGTAAAAGCTGATGGATTCAGGACCGTGAACCTGTCCACTACCAAAAGCTTGAGGGTGTTTGGTGTTGAGTATCTCGTAACATCAGCTTGATTATCTGCTAGGGTGTCTGACTGAGAATCAGGCATCTTATGGAGCGAATCAACGCTCTTCTAATAAAGGAGATTTAAGATGGAAACAATCAAAGAAGCTATCATGCGGGAAGAAGGCATCACAGCACAACAAGCTAATCGCATCATAGCAGAGGCAAAGCGGGAAGTATACTTGCTCCAATTGGAGGGCTGTTTTATCGAAGAAGATTTTATGAAAGAGTGGTTTTCTTATTTGCACGTTGATTATATCACTCAATTAATTTAAGGGGGCGGAGGTGAAAAAACCAAGATTGTTTTATTACGACGAGGGATATGGCGCATGGGTCCCTGCACCTGAAAAGGTGGAGAACCTCATTATCGCTGACCAAGACTTTGGAGAAGACGGGGAAGAGGTTAAAATCACATTTAGGCGCATTGACATGACCGACGGTGAAATGGCAATACTGCCCGAAGCCTGATAGGAGGAAAGAATGAAGACAGATAAGGTCATCAAGTGCGCTCTAGAGGCAGGAATCGCCATTTCTACAGGGCATTGGCAGCAAACCAATAAACTTTGCCCAATAGCTGACACTGCAACATTACAGACTTTTGCTGACAACATCCTAAAGGAGAGCAACCATGAACAAGCACACACCGGGACCATGGGAATTTGATAAGACTAGTGATAATTGGCCTGGAGATACTGGAAACGAAGACATTCTCGGATCAATTATAGATAGAGATGGGGGGTGGCATATTTGTCGAATTTGGGAAGATGTTAGTGAGAATATTGAAGAGTCGAAAGCCAATGCCCAACTCATAGCCGCCGCTCCTGACATGCTTGCCATGCTGGAAGGTTTGGAGTGGAACGAATATCACATCGGTTGGAAGTGTCATTGTTGCCCTGTTTGCATGAGCACCAAAGACGAAGAACAGCACACTGACGGTTGCAAACTCGGCAACCTACTGAAACGAATCAAAGGAGATTAATTATGTTAGGGTGGTATTTTGCAAGAGGAGATGAAAAACTTGGGTATGGAGATGGTAGGAAAGTTGCTATTGGTGTAACACATACCGTAGAGGGACCAGTTGAACTGTGTTCTAATGGACTACATGCATCAGAAAAAATTATAGATGCCCTGCAGTATGCTAGTAGTAACATCCTTTATCGTGTAGAGTTGTCCGGGGTCATAGAGCATGGGGCTGATAAATCTTGTGCTACTAAAAGAGAATACTTATATCGAATTGACATCGGAGAAATATTAAGAAAGTTTGCTTATGAACGTGCCTTGAACGTGGCACACCTGTGGGATGCCCCTCAGATTGTTTTGGATTATCTCGGATCAGGAAACGAGGGGTTAAGGGCCGCTGCTAATGACGCTGCTAATGACGCTGCCTGGGACGCTGCCTGGACCGCTGCCTGGGCCGCTGCCTGGGCCGCTGCTGATGACGCTGCTAATGACGCTGCCTGGGACGCTGCCTGGGCCGCTGCTAATGACGCTGCTAATGACGCTGCCTGGGACGCTGCCTGGGACGCTGCCTGGGACGCTGCCTGGGACGCTGCCTGGGACACTGCTAGTGACAAATTAACTGAATTGGTCCTAACTAAGATTGCGGGGGGTAAATAAAATGCCAAAGTGCAGAGCATGTGATGCAGAATGCAGGGATGAATTTTGTGAACGGTGCAGCCACAGCATCAGAATTTATAACAGTGACTTCACAGGGGAAAGTGAAAGCAGTGACAATGTACTCGACCAGGAATTGATCGAGGAGTTCCTAAAGGGTGATCGGGATTATCAAGATTAACATGGTCCGATACCCGATGCCTAACTAAGAAAATGTAAGTAATATTGGGTAGTTACACAATGATAAGAAAGTAGAATTTACCGAAGATAAATAAAGGAGGAGATCATGAGAGTGAGTACAAAAGTCAGAGTATATGGGCCGAGAGGAACCGATCTTGAAAAAGAGAACCAAGAGTTGATGAAGGAAAATCACATCTTAAGGTCGCAACTTGCCAGAATCCAATCCTGTGCCGATAGAATGACAGAGGATATCCAATCAATCCGAAGAGGATATTAAAAAAGATATTGATTTTTCCCTCAAAACGTGATACAATATTCTTGTATTAAGGAGGAGAGGAAATACCAAGAAACTTTTTTCTTCTCCTTCTTTCTTCTAAACTTTAACAGATACAAAGGAGGAAATATTTATGTTGAAATCTGAGGTCAAAGAAAAGAAAACTGCAATTGTTAAAGAATACCCAAGATTGATGATCTCTATCGGATCAGGTTCAGTATATCTGATGACTGATGATCTCTGCGGCACTCGTCTCTCCGTAGGTAAAGAGTCCTATCGTGGAGACAATATTGGACATGCTGTTAAGGATCTTATCTGCAACCTTGAAGACTTTGAAGGTGAGATCATTCTCTCTAATGGCTAACGGAGGATGATATGGCTGGAATTTGTGTAGAGAAAATACCTTGTCCTTCTTGCGGTTCCAGTGATGGGCTACAAGTATTTGAGGAAGAAGGAAAGTTCAATGGTCTTTGTTTTGCCTGTAAAAAATACTACCATAATCCTTATGGCACAGTAGGTCGGGTAAAAGAAATGAAAGAAATGTTAAAAGTGGCGGACCTGTTCCCGAAAGTTAATCCTGAAACATTACCTATAAGGGCTATTTCGGATCGAAGTATCAAGAAGGAAACTTGTGAACTGTTCAACGTAAGAGTTGAAGTATCAGAACAGGATGGCAAGACGATCATCAACTCCTATTATCCCGATACAAAGGATGGAAAGATCACTGGATGGGAACAGAGGAACCATGTAGGTAAAAAGTTCTTCGGTATCGGTGATAGAAAGGGGGCTCTTGAACTTTGGGGTACTAAGTTAGCCAAGAAAAATAATGGAAAAAAGTTATTCATTACTGAAGGTAGGCTGGACACTTTATCTCTCTATCAATGTATAATAGATAACACTCCCGCCAAGTATAAGCAACTCAAACCTTCGGTAGTATCATTGACAAGGGGGGCTGCTGGTGCCTTAAAGGATTTGCTTAACAACAGGGAGTTTGTAGAGTCCTTTGCAGAAACTATCCTCTGCTTTGATAATGATAAGGCAGGGAAGGATGCTCTGCATGATGTACTTAAAACCTTTCCCATGTTTAAGGTAGCAACCTTGCCTCTCAAAGATGCAAACGATATGGTAATGGCAAGGAGGGGGAAGGAACTCTTTGATCGTGTCATGTGGAAAGCTACAGTGCAGAGGCAGGGACAAGTGGTGGACGTAGAGGATTTCCTTGAGGATGCCCTTAAACGTCCCAAGATGGGGATCTCAACACCCTGGCCGACAGTGACTAGGCTCTGCTATGGATTCAGGCCTAACACCATTCATATCATCGGTGCTGCTCCTAAAATTGGGAAGAGCGATCACGAATACCAAGTTCTCCATCATCTTTGCTATAGGGTGAATGAAAAGGTGGGAGTTTTTGACTTAGAAAATCCTCCTGCTAAGACAGCAAAGAAGATTGCAAGTAAGGAAGCAGGGATAGACTTTACTAAGCCTGACTCATCTTATCATGATTCAGATTTGAGGCGACATCTTGAAGAGTTGCAGGGTAAGGTAAGATTCTATGATCGAGGAGCTTCTAGAGATTGGTCAGATATCAGAGTAGCTATTGAGGAAATGCATTTACTAGATGGAATCAATTTCTTTGCACTTGACCCATTAACTGCGCTTGTGTCAAGATACACTTCGTCTGAGGCAAATGATAAATTAAATGAGATTATGACAGACATGGCAGACCTTGTTTATAAACATCCAGTGACAATCCTGTGTTATTCTCATGTCAATCCGAAACAAAAAGGGAGTAAGCCACATGAGGAGGGAGCCAGGGTATTATCCTCAGAATTTACTGGGTCAAGGGCATTAGAAAAATGGGCTCACTACGGGTGGGGCATCCGAAGAAATAGAAGCCCTGACTGCCCACCAGAGGAGCAGAATGTAAGTTACCTTGACCTACTATTCGACAGGGATTTTGGTAACAGTGGAACAGCTACTCTATTCTTCAATAAGAAAGACATGAGTTATCTCGAAAGGGGATATTAGGATGGGTATGTATACAGAATTACATTATAATGCTGAACTTAAGCGAGAAGTTCCACAGCAAATTCTAGATGTGCTTAAGTTTATGCTAGGAGATACAAAAAGAAAAATTTCAGTTCCGGATCATGAACTTTTTGAAGACGGTTCACGGTGGATGTTTATGTTAATTTGTGACAGCTTTTATTTTGATGCTGATACAAATTCAACACTTACATTCAACAAGATATCCGATTCTTATTACCTTTGTATCAGATGTAATTTTAAAAACTCCCATAACGAAATTAAAAACTTTATTGATTGGATAAGCCCTTATATTAATAAAATAGAGGGGGGATTTCTTGGCTTTTTTCGTTATGAAGAAGATGAAACACCAACTTTAATTTATGCTAGTGGGGAATAAAAATAAACATGTTTGATCTTGAAAGGGGATGGGGGGTAATGGTAGTTTATGTAGCACAAGCTCATTATGAATATGAGGGGTTTGATATTCTTGGTATCTTCACTACTGAGGAGGCAGCCTGGAAATGCCTGAAGGATGCAAAGGAGAAAGACAGGTTTGCATTCGATTTTTGTCAGGTTGAAACTTCCGAGGTACAAGGAGAAGTCTAAAATGAAAGCCTTTGTCTTTGATATCGAAACAGATGGATTGAGTCCAACAAAGATCCATGTGTTCTCGGCAACTGCTAATGGTAAAAACATTAAGAGTACCAATGATTATGATACACTTCGTGGTTTTCTCCGGAGAGATCGGATCTTGATAGCTCATAACAGTATCCGGTATGATAAACCTGCACTAGAGAAGATTCTTGGCATAAATATCAAAGGCAAAGTAGTTGACACTCTGGCCCTCTCATGGTATCTTGAACCTAGTAGAAAGAAGCATGGGCTTGCTGACTGGGGAGTAGAGTTTGGTATCCCTAAGCCAGTGATAGAAGATTGGGATAATCTTTCCTACGAAGAGTACAAGCATCGTTGTGAGGAAGATGTTAAGATTAACTTCAAGCTTTGGGAAAGATTGTGGAATAAACTTCTCACTCTCTATGAAGGAGATGAAACAGAAGCATGGAGATTGATTGACTATCTCACTTTTAAAATGGAATGTGCAGCGGAACAGGAAGCCAGCAAGTGGAAACTTGATGTTGAGAAATGTGAGGATGGATTAGAAACTCTCACCAAGGAAAAGGAAGAGAAGATATGCCAACTCGCAGCGATCATGCCGAAGGTTCCAAAGTACCAGGTAAAGAAGAGACCAGCAAAACCATTCAAGAAGAACGGCAGCTTGAGTTCGATTGGGGAGAAATGGTTTACTTTGTTAGAGAGAGAAGGATTGCCCGAAGATTACGAAGAAGAGGTCAAAGTCTTAACTAAGATGGTTGAACCTAATCCTGGCTCAGTGCCACAGATTAAGGATTGGCTTTATTCTCTCGGTTGGAAGCCAGAGACATTTAAGTTTGTAAGAAATAAGGAGACAGGAGATGTCAAGCAAATTCCACAAATTAATCTTGAAAGGGGGGCTGGAATTTGTAAAAGCATAAAGAAACTTTACAAGAAAGAGGCAAACCTTGAGATGCTTGATGGCCTGTCCGTCCTCACCCATAGGATTTCATTGCTCAAGGGATTTATGAAGGCAGTGGATGAAGAGGGATATGTCAAGGCAGAGATTCAGGGATTGACGAACACTTTGAGGTTCAAGCACGCTGTCTGCGTAAATTTACCTGGGATCGACAAGCCTTATGGGGAATTGATCAGGGGATGTCTCATTGCACCGGACGGGTATGAACTGTGTGGTGCTGATATGTCGAGTCTTGAGGACAGAATTAAACAACATCTTATTTGGAAGTTTGATAATACTTATGTCCGAAAGATGATGGCCGAAGATTATGATCCCCACCTTACGTTAGCGGTGTCAGCAGGGGCTTTAACCGAAGACCAAATGGCTGCACACAAGGGTGGAACAGAAAACCACAGTGCCGTTAGGAAAATATACAAAGTTGCCAACTACGCTTGTCAATACTCAGCCGGAGCTGCGACTGTAGCAAGAGCCGCAGGGATATCAAAGAAGGAAGGGACAAAATTAGTAGATGAATATTGGAAATTAAATTGGGCAGTAAGGGCTGTGCCTAAGACGATAAGAACTAAGACGGAGCATGGTAGTGTGTGGTTGTTCAACCCGATCTCTAAACTTTGGTACTCACTTCGGACAGAGAAGGATATTTTTAGCACATTGGTTCAAGGGTCCGGTGTGTGGGCCTTTGATACTTGGGTGAAGCATTTACTAAGTAAAAGAAAGCAGTTAGTTGGGCAATTTCACGATGAATTTATAATCTGTGTGAAGACAGGTTATCGTGATAAGTGTACTGAGTTAATTAGGTGGGCTATGCTGGAGACTAATAAAAAACTTAACCTAAATCGTAAATTAGACTGCGACATACAATATGGTAAAACTTACGCGGAGGTGCATTAGATCTTATGAAAGCTATAGAGATGCAAGGTAGGAGATTTGGTATCTTGACTGTTGTTAATAGGTCAGATAATAGTAAAGGGGGAAAAGCTAGATGGTTGTGTATGTGTGACTGTGGTAACGAGAAAGTTATTTACGGGGGTTCTCTGCGCAGTGGTAAGACTAAATCTTGTGGTTGTATTAGGAAAGAGGTTTCTAAGAAAGCTTGCACAAAGAATAACAATACTAGGAAACAAAAAAGAAAGGTAGACTAGAGACAATGCCCATTTATGAATACCAATGTCAGAAATGTGGAGATCTTTGTTGCTCCATTAAGCCCTACCACATGAGGGACATCGGCCATACCTGTCAAGGTTGTGACAGTGAAGAAGATATGAAGAGGATTGTATCGTTGCCAGGATATCGTAGAGATCACACTGTTGTGGAGGGGGGAAAATAAAATGAGTCGCACTTACCGGGAAGAGTATACTGATGTTAAGAAATCTAACCGGGCTTGCAGGAGTCCTCGCCATGACAGGGATGATCGTCTTTATTCGGACAACAAGTGGAGGGCCGCTGCTGACGAAGCAATCTTAGAATATTATAAAGAAGAAAGTATTGACTCAGAAGAATAGGCGTGATACAATAGTTTATAAAGAGTTGGAACAAACTACACAACAAGGAGAACAAAGACATGGCAGGTGGATTGAAACGGCGAGTGGCTGAGGGTGGTGAGAAGAAAGAGTTTGATGCAATTCCAAACTTGGAAGATGGTCAGGAGTATGAAGGTCGGTTGGTGTATGTAGCAGATCTTGGACTGCATACACGAGAGTTTAAAGGGGAAGTGAAGTCTCCTTGCCAGAAGATTGCCCTTGGTATTGAAATTCTTGGTGAGGAAGTTGAGTTGGAAGATGGAGTTGTCCCTCGTGTACTTTGGACTAAACCATTTAACATCTTCTTTCAGCTTACCGATAAAGGTAAAGAGATTGAGTATTATAAGATCTTTGAATCTGGGGCAGAGGCAGAGGAGGAAGCTGATTGGGATGCACAACTTGGCAAGCCAGTGTCCGTATTGGTTACTCACTTCAAGAAGGATGATAACACTTACGACAATATCAAGAGCCTTGCTCCTATCCCACTTAAATATCAAAAGGATATTGAAGAGGCAAAGATTGAGCCTTGCATCGGTGATGCTGATGATGAGGATAACGCATGTACTAAGGCATTGTATGGATTGTCCAAGTGGATGTTTGAACAGAGGATTGAGGAAGATGGTGAAGTAGTAGAAGATTTTGATGGAGATATTTCTTCCTTCGGCCCTGATGATGAAATTCCATTTTGATAGATAAAGAAATGGGGATGTAGTCCAACTAGGCAGAGACAATGGACTTAAAATCCATCAAGTGTGGGTTCAAATCCCACCATCCCTACCATAAAACTAGCCGCCTAAGCATTTACTGGATGATCTCGGTATCATTACCGAGAGGTGACTCCAAATAATTAAGGAGAAAAATTGTGAAAGCATTTGAAGATAAATCTTACCCGAAATTTGAAGAGGGTATGCAGTTTGTAGTGGTAGGTTACGACGTTTTAGCCGCAGAACTTGGTGGTATTGTGACCTTAGTAGGGCAGGATGACTCCATTTGTCCTCGTTTTGAGGATTCTAAAGGACGTACTCATCACCTTTATTGGGCTGGATTGGCTCCTCTGGAACCACTATCTGACGAGCCACACCCTGAAGTCCCTGAGGGCACTAAGTTCTTGTGTCTTGAGGGATATACAAATTTCTTCCCTGAAGGTGAGATTGTCACTCTACATGACAACGATGGTAGTTGCTGTCCATCATTCATGAAGGAGGATGGTAGTACTAGCTGGTATTCTGAGTGGGCTCGTATGGCTCCTTTAACCCGTCTGACAGAAGTTCCTGAAGAAAAAGTGGAAGTGTCTGAGCTTATTGAAGCAGAAGCTTGGTCCTGTGGAAAGCTTACCTTCGGTGTCCGCCCCAGGTGGCTTCTTGATAAAGAAAGAATGCTGGAACTCCTTGAGGCAATGACTCGGTATGCTGATGCTGGCAAGAGTATTCCTCAGGAGTGGATCGAGGAACTTGAAGAACTTAATGCAAGTCTTTAGAGAGAGGTATAGTATAATGACTGTAGACAGTGTTCTCAAAAAATTCAATAAGATTGTCTCTAAACTGGAAGGACATGCTGAGGAAGAAAAAGCTAAGATTGGGGCGAAGCTACTTAAATGCGACAAGCTTCAAGCACAAGTAGGTGCGCATCAAACTGAGGCGGCCAAGGCTGAAGCTGTTGCGTCCAAGATTAAACAACTGTTGAGCTGAAAAGGAGGAACCCGAAGAATGAAAGTAACACTGCTACACCACAGTCCTCTTGAGGTAATCGTCAAGGCTATCCGTAAGTGCTATGCGTCTGAGGGGAAGAGTGATAGTGGTAATCTGTACTGCGAACTAAACGAGGAGTGGTTCTGGACGCTTGGCCCTAGAGACACAGCCCTCATCAAGCGTATTATCGAATCTGACCACACTTCTACCTTGGAGCATCTGAGTTTCACGTTTGATATTGATGGTTTGTCGAGGGCTGCACTTCAGGAACTCGCTAGGCATCGCCATGCTAGTCTCAGTGTGAAGTCAACGAGGTATACGTTGGGGGAGCTGAAGGAGTTTGAGTGTCTTAGTAATTGTGAGACATGTGATCTACAAAACTATCTAGTGGAAGTCGGGACATTGGTAAAGATTCCCATTGGACTGCGTTCCGTTTGCGATGTTAGAGGCTCATTGCTTCATGGCTGGTCCAATGACCAAGTTAAGTACATGCTTCCCGAAGCCTTCAAGACCTCTCTCATCTGGACTATCAATGCTCGTAGTCTGAGGAACTTCTTGAAACTACGGAGTTCTAAGAGGGCACTATGGGAAATGAGAGAGTTAGCGAAGGAAGTCTTTGAGTTAATTCCTGAGGACATGAAGTTTATCTTTGAGGATTGTATGGAGTGATGCCAACATTTGATGAGGTAATGTCTCGACCTAATCTCGCCCTGTCTTGGTATCTCATGTCATGTTATCTCTACTATATACTAGATCAACCTGTCTTGTCTGATTCACAGTTTGATGAGTTGGGTAAGGTTGTACTAGAACACTGGGATGAGATAGATCAACATCAACACAAGCATTGTCTTACGATTGAGGATCTCAAGGCAGGGACAGGATATGCAATTAAGTATCCCCGAATGATAGTTGGTGCTGCCGAAGCTTTACTAATAGAAAGGAATAAACCTAATGCCTAGCAGTGATATAACATTTTGTGCTTCTGATTGTCAGGATAAAACTTGCAAGAGGCATATGTCCTTTGCTCCGCTAGGTATTAAAAACACTAGCTTTGCTGATCTCTCTCCTATTTGTATGAAGTATGCCGAGAAACCGAAAGGAGTTGAAGAAGATGATTGTAAAAGTTGAGGACACTACTAAGTTATTTACGCCACTCTCAATTAAAATAATTATTCAAACTCAGAAAGAATTTGATAATCTTTTTAAATTGTCTCTCACTAATATAGGTATTCCAGACGCAATTGCAAGGGGTTGTGCGGAGACTGATAAAGAAATTATTACCCTCTTTCTCCAAGATCTATATATTGCCCTCACTCCATATCGGGAATAAATAAATGAAGATAACTAACAAACATAATCTTCCTGATGCAGTATTTAATTTTCTTTCGGCCAATAACTATACTCCAGGGGACAATGATTACAGTGCAACTACACTACTTCACCCTCCTCAGATGGTACAACTTGAGCGGCGGCATTGGGAGGAATTAGAAGAAGATGCCATTGATAAAGTGTGGTCTGTGTTTGGGTCTGCTGTGCATAATTTGTTGGAACATCATGCTAGTGATGACGCTAGTATCGAACAACGATTGTACGTTGATGTTCTTGGTCGGACTATTGGGGGCCAGCTTGATCATTATCATGATGGCATTATCACGGACTATAAAGTAACATCCACTTACACACTCGGCAATGCTGGCCGAATGAAAGAATGGGAAGAGCAACAGAACATCTATGCCTACCTGATGAGAAAGAATGGATCTGAGGTAAACACTATACAAGTCTGTGTATTTTTCAGGGATTGGTCAAAAGGTAAATCTCTTTCGGGTGGTAAGGATTACCCCAAAACTCCTTTGATGGTGATTGAGTTGCCATTGTGGGGTGAAAGAGACCAAGCAGACTTCCTCTCTTGCCGTGTATTTAATCACATAATGGCAGAGAATTCTCCAGAAGCACTTCTCCCGTATTGTACTCCCGAAGATATGTGGGAAGAACCCACCAAGTATGCTGTCATGAAGAAGGGGAATAAGAGAGCAACCAAGTTGTTCCTTGGTAAAGAAGAAGCAGAGAAAGATGCAGAACGTAGAGGCGATAAGTTTATTGTTGAAGTCCGTCTTGGTGGTCGCCCTCGTTGCGAAGATTATTGTAACGTGAAGAGGTTTTGTCAGCAGTATAAGGAATGGAAGGAGGACAACCAATGACGGTAGACAAGGCGCTTGAGGTCATACCGCAAGGGGTAATCTACGAGGACCTTTACGAAGAGGCAGCGGAAACCCTAGCCGCAGAGGTGCGGAGGCTGCAAGGGGAAGACCGCATTTGGGACAAACACGGACTTTGCGAGATCGTAGAACGGGCAGAAAAAGCAGAGGCTGGGGTGCGAAGGTTGCGGGAAGAGAATGAGACTCTTAACGAGGGTCTCACAGCCAGTCACATGCTCGGCTATGGCAAAGCCAAGGAGGAATACCGAGGGCAGATAGCCGAGGCGGTGCGGGAGTGCGAGAAGATGACAAGAGGAGATCTGCGGTACGTCGAGGGCGAAACGGATAAAGGTGAGTGGAATGATGCGTTATTTTATGTAGCTAAGGCTATCCGCAACCGCTGGCCGGAATATTTCAAGGAGGACGCATGAACGAACAAAGAAATCAATTTCTTACCGAGGCAATGGAAGAGTGTTGGCATAACAAAGTCGGTCCGTCTGACGGATATGAATATACCCATTGCATTAAATGTCAGGCTGACTACTGGCATCTAAAATTTAACGACTTCTCCTCCTGGGCAGACTTCGGCAAGCTGGTGGAGTTTATCGCTCCGGAACACAGCGAATCCTTTGCTCTGAAGATGATTGAAAACGCTATGCCGTTTGATGCTGGATTCCCAGACAGGTTCGCAACAAACTACTTCAACTACCTCAAGGGGGATGCATGAACGAGCGGGAGCGGATGAAGCGCGACAAGTTTCTCATTGAGGAGATAGGGTCGGAGCGTTGGAATGATTACGATAGAACAGAGCATGGCAATACGTTTTCGTCTTGGCGGGGGTTCGGTCAGCTGTGGGGATGGGCGCAGCGGCAGGGATGGTGGAATCATTTTGTTTTACATGGGATCAAATACCCGAACACAAGAGCGATCCCGCAGGAGATTATTCACCCCGACCGCTTCGCAGATGCAGTTTACTCTTTCCTGAAGGAGACACCTGATGATATCTGACACAGGAGATCATAAAACTTATCTACTTCCAGAAAATAAAGTTGTGTTTTGGGAATGTCCCTCTTGCAAGAAAATTAATGCGACAGTTATTAGTGAGAAGGCTCGTTGTGTAGGGTGTGGTTCTATGCCAATGAAACCTAAGCCCCTACACAGATCAGTGATTTAATATGGCAAGAAAATATAATCAATTTTATAGTATCATGTCTGCAATTAAGAGGTGCTTCTCCCGTAGTCCTATACACAGAGAGGCATTGAATGCTGCTAAGTGTCCACGAAAGAAAGGACCAAGAGGAGGGGCTAGATATAGGTGTGCTGAATGTAAGAAGGACTTTGCATCCAAAGATGTTCAGGTAGATCATATAGATCCTGTAGTGCCAATAGGCATACTGTCCAAGGACATGACTTGGGATGAGATAATCAATAGGATCTTTTTTTGCGGACTAAACAACTTACAAATTCTTTGTGTTGAATGTCATAAGAAAAAGTCTAGAGAAGAGAACGCAGAGAGGAGAAAATTAAAAAATGTCAAGTCCCCTTAAAGCAATAAGAGAAAAGTGTTTAGCTTGCTGCAATGATTCTTACAATGAAGTAAGATCGTGCACTGTTGAATCATGCCCCCTATTTTATTTTCGATTCGGTAAGAATCCAAATCGTAAAGTTCGTAAAATGTCAGATGAGCAGAAGGCTGCTGCCATTGAACGATTGAAGAGGGCACGTACTGCAAAGGCTGAGGGGATAGTAAATGTTAACTTTATTAATCAGTGATGCTCATGTAGAGCCAGAACAAGACTTGACACGGTTTGAAAAATGTGCTAAACTAATTGTAGATAGAAAGCCTGATCGGATTATCCAGCTTGGGGATTTTGTTTCCCTCTCCTCTATTTCCGGTTGGGATATGTCAAAGAAGCTTATGATGGAGGGTCGTAGGTATCAGGAGGATGTTAAGGCAGGCAGAGAAGCTGCCAATCTCCTCTTCTCTGAGATTGACAAACTCCAGGCACGACAGAGGTTTCATAAACAAAAGCTTTACAGTCCTGAGATTGATTGGCTAGAAGGAAACCATGAAGATAGGCTGGATCGTTACCTAGAACAGCACCCTGAATTGGAAGGGGCATTCAACCTAGGGGATGACCTAGGTTTGACCGAAAGAAAAATCATCCCTTTTAAATACAGGGATAGAATCGTAAGAAACGGTATTAATTACATGCACGCTCCGCTTGCAGGGAACAATCAACCCCTCAGTGGGTTGCATATCCCCCACAAGGCATTACAGAGATTCAATGGACATGTAGTGATGGGACATTATCATCGGTCAGAGGTTGCTAATATCAAGAGGATCGATACGAAAGAAGTACAACGTGCTATTATCTGTCCTTCCTTTATCGAGGGTCAGCCTCACTATCTTAGCAAGAATGCACCAGCAGTTATTGACAGAGGGGTGTTGCTCCTCAAACAATTTGAAGGAGATAGTGATAAGCCAGTAATTGAGGAAATTTCTATGGGAGAATTATATGGGTCTTATTGATTACGAGCAGCCCACGGGGGAAAAGACTTGTTCAACTTGTAAATACGGGAGGACAGAAGTTTGTACTGCATCGGAAATAGGCCTCTATGCTTCTGCTTGGGAATCAAGGCAGGAGGAGGAAGTTATGAAAACCTGTGATGATTGTAAACATGGTGATAATATTGATTGTTTTAGTCTAGTTGGAGATTGTAGTGATTACAGTAAATGGGTAGCTAAAGTCTCCGAACCAGGAGGTTCTACTCCTGAACAATACAGTATTCCAGAAGATGCTGCCGAACTACAAGATTTGATAGAATATCGGGAGATGAACTTCTCAATGGGGAATATTTTCAAGGCATGTTACCGGTCAGGTACTTGTGCTCATTCAGATGAGATGAGAGAAATCAATAAGATTATTTGGTTTGCTAATCGAGAAAAAGAGAGACTCCTCAAAAATGAAGGTTAAATACACTATGGATGGGCACGTTGTGAATCAAACCTATCGTGATGGGGCTATGTTTTGGAAAGTAGCAAGGCTAATTAAGTTAGCAGAAAGTTTAGAGCCATTTGATATCCCACTCAAACATCTAAACATATATGATCTATACCCAAAAGTAAATTCAACACTAGATTTTGTACAACATGTCCGACTGATTTTATCTGTCAATGTAAATTGCCCAATTATTTTAGATGGGGAAGGATATGTAATGGATGGTCGTCATAGAGTAATTCGGGCTGTGTTGGATGGGGCAGAGTTTATTCCTGCTGTGAGGTTTGAAGAAACTCCCGACTGTTGCTATACTAGACAGGAATCTTAGAATGAAGATTAAAATTAAACGTCTATCTCCAGAAGCAAAACTACCTACTTATGGTTCAGAAGGTGCAGCTTGCATGGATCTATACGCTGACTTCTCTGGTATGGCATACAATTACACTTTCATCAGTGACAAACCTGAACTAATCAAGACAGGGATTGCAGTAGCAGTACCTAGGGGGTATGAACTTCAGGTTCGTCCTCGTTCTGGCCTTGCATTGAAGGAGGGAATCACCATTGTCAATTCCCCTGGTTGTGTAGATTCTGATTATCGTGGGGAAGTTGGTGTAATTTTAATGCGGACTAAGCAATACAGCTTTAAGATTAAACAAGGAGATCGTATTGCACAATGTTGTGTAGTTCCTATCCCGAAGGTTGAATGGGAAGAAGTAGGTGAACTTGGTGAGACAGAGAGGGGAGCTAGTGGGTATGGCTCTACAGGGAATACCTAATGATTGATAATGAACTAGTAGACCTAATCATTGATAAGTACACTCCTCCAGAATTGATAGAGAAGTTTGATATTACTACTGAGGAGTTCATTGATTACATCTGGCCTTTGATTCGGGATAACCCAGAAGTTTTTGATGAAGACTTTGAAGTGGATGGGGAGTTATATGATTAACTATTCTTCTTATACTATAACTTTGAGTGAGATGCCGGGGTATATTGCCTTGGCATTCTCATTCACTGGTTGTAAGGTAGGTTGCAAAGACTGTCACTCTAAATATTTATGGGATAAAGAGCTTGGTTCTGAGCTAACTCCAGAAGTATTCACCTCTATAGTTAAACATTACGAAGGTTACATTGACGCAGTTCTATTCCTTGGGGATATAGAGTTTGGTACTGACCTAGCAGATTTACTTATTACTACTAGGGATTATAACCTTACTGTTGGGATCTATACGGGCATGGATTTGCAGGACTGTGGCACATATCTCCAGCTCCTTGACTATGTAAAGTTTGGCCCCTACAAAAAAGAATTAGGAGGTCTTGACTCTCTCACCACTAATCAAAGATATGTGAGGGCGAAAGACATGAAAGATCTAACTCACCTATTCCAAAATACAGGAGGGATGTAACACATGGCTAAGATGGTTAAGCTCACTAAGGCACAGCTAAAGGCTAAGGTAGATTTTATTTCGGAGTATATGAAGAGCGGGAATGCTGCATCCTCTTCTTCCTTTGATCCTAATGCCAATGTATCTCAGAAGAATATTGCTACTTTATCAGCAGAGATTCATAAAGATTTTAATATCCAGACTAACCGTGCCATTATTTCTACCCGCATCAAGGAGCTTTACGGGGAAACTCTGTCAGAAGAGTACATCCGTATGATTGAGGAACATGAGATTTATATTCATGATGAGACTTCTTTGATGCCCTACTGTGTCTCCATCACAATGTATCCTTTCTTGATTGAGGGTACTAAAGCATTGGGTGGGCATTCAGATGCACCAAAACATCTTGAGTCTTTCTGTGGGGAGTTTCTTAATCTGATCTTCTCAATCGCTGCACAGTTTGCTGGTGCTGTTAGTACCCCTGAGTTTCTAATGTACTTTGACCACTTTGCTCGACTTGATCTTGGTGATGATTACCTCAATGAGTTTGGAGATTTCATATCTGATAAATTCCAACAAGTAATCTATACCCTCAATGAGCCGGCAGCAGCTAGGAATTACCAGTCAGTATTCTGGAACATCGCTTTGTTTGATGAATACTATTTTGATTCTATGTTCGGAGACTTTGCTTTCCCTGATGGAGATCGCCCCAACTGGAACAGTGTAAGTGCCTTGCAGGAGTTCTATCTTAAATGGATCAATGAGGAACGTACCAAGAAGATCCTCACCTTTCCCGTTACTACGGCTAACATCCTGTCTGATGGAGTAAATGCCCCAAAAGACACGGAGTTTGCTACCATGTTGACGGAGGAACTATCTCAAGGTAACTCTTTCTTCATCTATATGAGTGACACTGTTGACTCTCTGTCCTCCTGTTGCCGCCTCCGTAATGAGTTCACTGACAATACCTTTTCCTATACCCTTGGGGCAGGGGGTGTAGCTACTGGCAGTATCAATGTTATCACTATGAACATTAATCGTATCGTACAACGTGGCATTGATCTTAAAGAAGTAGTGGAGAAAGTCCATAAGTTTCAGATTGCATACCGATCAATTATTGAAGACTATTTGAGTGCTAACCTACTGACCGTATACACTGCTGGGTTTATCCAATTAGATAAACAATATCTCACCCTTGGGGTTAATGGGTTATCTGAGAGTGCAGAGTTCTTTGACCTCGAAGTAGGTAACAACTCTGACTACATTGGTTATATTCAAGGAACTCTTAAGACGATCTATGATTCCAATAGAGAGGCAGCGAAGGAAACTGGGTATAAGTTCAATACTGAAATGGTGCCTGGGGAAAACTTGGGAGTAAAGAATGCTAAGTGGGATAAGAAGGACGGCCTGGTTGTTAATCGACAGTGCTATAACAGTTATTTTTATTTGCCTGAGAGTAATGATATAAACATTATCGATAAGTTTATCCTTCATGGCAGAGATTGCACGGGGTATCTTGATGGTGGCTCTGCTCTTCATCTCAACCTGGGGATTTATCTTACTCCTAGCGGGTATATGCAACTCTTTAAGTTGATGGCTAAGACAGGTTGTAATTATCTCGGTACTAATACTCTTATCACACTATGTAAGGAAGAAGAGTGTGGAGCTATCTCAAAGAGTACTTTCTCTGCATGTCCGAAGTGTAAAAGCACCAACATTACCCATGCGACAAGGGTTATTGGATTCTTGAAAGAGATTGGAACATTTAGTGAAGCCCGGCAAGAAGAGTCTGGTTTTAGATTCTACCATTAACAAAGGAACATAAATTATAGCAAAGTATCGTAAGAAACCGGTAGTGATTGAGGCGGTGCAGTGGACGGGGAAGAACTTGTTGGAAGTTATACGTCATGTAGGACAACACGCTTCTGTTAAGCACTATAGGTGGGAGGAATACGAAGATTTAGTTAGGCTAGAAGGACTTAAAATCTTCACGCTTGAAGGAACGATGATGGCAAATGTGAGTGACTACATCATCACCGGAGTTCAGGGCGAACACTATCCTTGTAAGCCGGACATCTTTGAGCAGACCTATGAGGAGATATCTTGAAAGTAATTATCATTCGTTCTGAGTATCTGGTTCTTAAGACAGTCCTGACCCTTGTAGCTATTTGTTGGTCATTGATCTATTTACCTGAGGTAGCATCCCCTTTTGAGATAGAAGGCTATCTTCTACTCCTTGCAATCATCTTGGCAAGCAGAGTCAAAGAAGTCTGGGGATCATATCAAGCAGACAAATGGGTTAACGAATTCTCTAACGGTGGAAGTAGCGAAACTACAGAGGGTGGTGATGATAATGGATAAAGAGCAACTAAGAGATCTAATTACACGAGTCCTTAAAGAGATTGATCTTTACAGTGATGATGCTGTAGAACTTCTTATGCTGACAGCAGCTACCGAAAGTAATCTAGGAAAGTATATCAGGCAGAAGGGAGGTGGGCCAGCACTAGGCATCTTCCAGATGGAAAAATCTACGGAGCAGGATATATGGTTCAACTACCTCAGGCATAGGCCTGAAATCCGACTAGCTGTTTTAAGACTCTTTCCATTAGGTGGGGTTGTTGATCTAGAGGATCTAGAGTTTAACTTGGGATACCAGATAGCTATGGCCAGAGTTCATTACCTCCGGGTTCCAAAGAAACTCCCTGATTCAAATGAGCCGGAGTATATGGCTATTTACTGGAAGAAGTACTATAATACTTACCTAGGGAAAGGTACAGTAGAAAAAGCTACTGAAAAATATAAGAGATATTGTCTATGATATACTTAGGTATTGCTATCTTGTGGCCTCTTATCTTTGTAGTGAGGCTGTTCTTAACTCTCATTGGTATCCCAATTGTTCTTATCGCTTTGAGGGACAGAAAAATTAACCCTTCTGACCGTTCTCATACTTGGACTGGTTGGTATCTTGTCAACCTCCCCAAGTGGGCATGGCTTTGGGATAATGTAAGAGATGGGGCACGGGGAGATGTCAGGGGGAAGTATTGGTTCCAACAAGCCCCCAATTGGGCAGATACTCCATACCTTAAAATGTTCAATTGGCTTGCATTGAGGAACCCAGTTAACAATTTCTCTCGTTGGACACCAATTCTTTCTGTCTCTATCATAGAGAAAAAGATAGAAGTTTTATCAAAAGGGGTAAGGCATCAGTTTCTGACTGTAGGATTTCCTTACTGTCATTTAAGGTGGAATTTCTACAAGAATTACTGGTTGAAGTGTGGGCATAAGTTGGACTTGAAGTATAATGGTAGAGACTGGAGCAATGATCCGCAGAAAGCGAGGAGGGGTTTTACATTTCGAATAGATAGATGATAAAAGAATAGCCCCCTTCCTTAATTGGTTGGGGGCTTTTTTATTTTATCAATAGTTTTAATCCCAAAGGAAGGTGTAGCCAGAGGTTCTAACACACATCTCATGGTTAGCGTTACTGGTACGCAGGCGAATCTGTGAGGACGAGTCAGCCAGCACCTCAAGCCGCACAGACTCTCGCGGGTGCTCCGCTGCGCCAGAGGTCATAACATAGCGTGCGGTCGTATCGTCTGGGGCGCTGTCAGTCTGCCGTGTTTCAGATACATGGACATAGGAGGTGACCGTCATCTGCCCCATGTAGTTATGCAGAGCGATATCTGCTACTGTCCCAGGTGGTACGGTCAGGGTTTGCAATACCCCAGTAGTTAACCCAGTAGAAGCCAAAGCCCTATCCTTAGCTGCCATGTCCCACACCACTTTATCACCACCACTTTGCCAGAACTTGCGTATATCGCTAGACCCATCGGTTAATACCCATCCGATCTGTCTATACTTTGTGTAGTCCGTAGTATCGGCCAATAAAGTAGCTGCGGTAGCGGAGGTATCAAATCCAGCGTCAGTCAACCCATTAGTAACATCATAAATCAGAAAGACTCTGTACCAAGTATCTACTGCTAAACTAATACCAGATGGAAAACCCCCAACATTAGTCCCTGCTGTCCAAGCAGCATCAATCTGTTTAGTGATCCCTGTCGTAGAGAAGAAGTAATCATTACCTGAATCACGACAAGTACCAGAGACAATATCGATATCATGGGAAGCATCAGTACCATTGGACATAGCTAGTCCAGTATGGTGTTTATCAAAGAATGCTCTCAATGGAGATAATACTGCACCCAAGTTAGAAGGGGTTACAGTTCGGGCAGTATCACTTTCAGCCAAAGACTCTGCATCAGTAGCTAGCTCTACTAAACCTTTCTGGGTAGTGGTTGCATCTGTAAGAAAACCCTCTGCTTTAGCTGCCCAATGAAGTGCAGAATATTTACCAGTCTCTACTTCTACATCTTCAAGTTCTATAGCCCAATCCTCTGCTTTAGCTTCAGAAGCAGCAGCATTAGTTTCAGAAGTTGCGGCGTTAGTTTCTGCAGTCTCAGCATTTGTCTCTGCAGTTTCCGCATTAGTTTCCGCAGTTTCAGCAGCAGTGGCCGAAGCAGCAGCAGCGGCAGCATAAACACCAGCGGCAGTAGTAGCTGCTTCACTGTAATTATCATCAAGATACTTCTTAGTAACAGCATCATTATCTACCGTAGGTGTACCTAGATTCTGGATTTTATTCAAATCCATATCCAGATTACCAGTCATGCTATTGGGAGATTCCCCAGTACCTCCCCTCCCCAAACAACCTTCAATAGCCGTAGCCAAATCATCTGCTAGTTCATTTGCCTTACTTGCTTTAAAGGTAGAGTTCCCAGTAAAGCTGGGGACTGTAGGTTTATCTGCCATTATTTTCTACTCCTTCTTTTTCCACCTTTAGGTTTAATCTTACCTTGAGAAATTTTAACTGCTACTTGTTGCTTCAAAGCTTTCTTCTTTGCACCTTTACCAGTATAACATTTCCCAGAAGTCCCTGTCCTATACCCACTCTTCCCTTTCTTAGTGCATTTTTTGATAGGCATATTATTTTTTACCCCTAAGTTTTTCAAATAATACAGAATGTTCACGATTATTTTGTTCGATATGATCTTCTAACCGGCTCTGCATTCTAGCCGTCTCAACAACCCAACTGTCTAATTTAGAAGTTATATATTCTAACTTTTTTATCAGTAATGAAAACCCCCATCCGAGCATAACTGTAATGATAGACATAAGAATTACAACAGAACCTGTTGAAACATACCATGCTAAATCAGGTATCGAAATGGGCATGGCTTTATGCTTTCTTTGTGGGGAATGTCTTAGCTTTCTTCTTCTTCTTTTTCTTCTCCTCTTCTTTCTTTTCCTTCTTCTTGAAGGGGCGAGGAGGACGAGGGGCCATTGCGACAGCTTTCTTTTTGTTGTTTACTTTCTTTGGCATAGCTTTGATTCTCCTTTGATTATTCTGGATAAATTGTGGGATCAAGTCCCTGTTGAATTAACATATATTGTGCGGCAATATCTGATGGCATAGCCTTTGATTTCCAAGCTTGGATAACCGCACGAGAAAATCTTTGTTGATCGAG